CTATTAGTTCAGGTCTAGCATTAATGGCATGTAATAAAAACCTATATAAACCAACCCAAGAAAGAACAACAAAATCAATTGATCTTGGTATAAAAAAATACGATAATCAAGGAGTAAGATCTCAAATAATATAAAAAATGATTAAAAAAGGTATTAAAACCTCTTTTCCTAGCCAAATAGTTAGTGACACGGAAAAAATGAGCAAAGAGTATGGTGCTAAGGTTGGCGCAGCTATAGAGCATGAGTGGTTTAATCACAATCATAACTCTAATAGATATAATACATATAAAGATAGTTTCCATTCATTAAGATTATATGCTAGAGGAGAACAAAGCGTACAAAAATATAAAGATGAATTATCTATAAATGGTGATTTATCATATTTAAATTTAGATTGGAAGCCTGTCCCTATTATTTCTAAATTTGTAGATATAGTTGTAAACGGTATGGCTGATAGATTATACGATATTAAGGCTTATTCTCAAGATCCGTCTTCAATAAAAGAAAGAACAGACTATGTCGAAAAGATAATGGCTGATATGCTAAATAAATCTTTTAATGATCAAGTAGCAAGTCAATTAGGTGTTAGTATGTATAATACGCCTCAAGATACTCTCCCGGAAACTTCTGAAGAACTAGAGCTGCATATGCAGTTAGACTATAAGCAAAGTATTGAGATAGCTGAAGAAGAGGCTGTGAATAGTATTTTTAGTAAAAATAAATACGAATATTTATCTAAAAGAATTAATAATGACTTAGTTGTTTTAGGTATAGGTGCTGTAAAAAATTCGTTTAATAAATCAGAAGGTATTAAAATAGAATATGTTGACCCTGCTGATTTAGTTTATTCTCATACTGATTCACCTTATTTTGATGATATATATTACATTGGCGAAGTTAAAGATATTTATATAAATGAACTTAAAAAAGAATTTCCAGATTTATCAGATGAAGATTTAGAAAAATATTCTAATCTTGGGAATACATATAGAAATAATAATATTGTAGCAAGCAAGCATGATGATAATAATTCTGTAGCTGTTTTATATTTTGAGTATAAAACATATATAAGTGAAGTTTATAAAATTAAAAATACAGCTACTGGTGGTAAAAAAGCTATTAAAAAGAATAGTAAATTTAATCCACCAAAAAATGAAGACTATGAGAAAGTAGAAAGAGTTATAGAAGTTATATATGAAGGTGTTAAAATAGTTGGTAGTGGTAGTGAAGATATATTAAAATGGGAGCTTAAGAAAAATATGATAAGGCCCAAGGCTGATACTACTAAAGCTGTAATGAGTTATAGTGTTTGTGCCCCTAGAATATATGAGGGCAGAATAGAATCTTTAGTAAGCCGTATTACTGGTTTTGCTGATATGATTCAGATAACTCATTTAAAATTACAACAAGTATTATCTAAAATGGTACCAGATGGTGTTTATTTAGATGCCGATGCCTTAGCTGAAATAGATTTAGGTAATGGAACAAATTATAATCCAGCAGAAGCATTAAATATGTTTTTCCAAACCGGTTCCGTTATAGGTAGATCAATGACGCAGGATGGTGATATAAATAGGGGTAATATGCCTATTCAAGAATTAAATACAAGCGGCAAGGGTGGCAAAATACAAAGTTTAATACAAACTTATAATTACTATTTACAAATGATGCGTGATGTTACTGGTCTTAATGAGGCAAGAGATGGTAGTATGCCTGACAAAGACGCTTTAGTTGGTATACAAAAAATTGCAGCCGCTAATTCCAATACAGCTACAAGACATTTATTACAATCTAGTTTATATTTAACATTATCAACAGCGGAATGTATATCTATGAGGGTATCAGATGTTATTGAGTATTCTCCTACAAAAAAATCTTTTATAAAAACCCTGGGCAGGTTTAATGTTGGCACTTTAGAAGAAATGTCTAATTTACATTTACATGATTTTGGTATATTTCTAGAATTAGCCCCTGATGAAGAAGAAAAAACTATCTTAGAAAATAATATACAAATGGCTCTTCAACAACAAACTATTGATTTAGAAGATGCTATTGATATACGTAATGTTAGAAATATAAAACTTGCTAATCAATTATTAAAAATAAGGAGAAGAAAGAAAATACAAGAAGATAGACAGCAGCAGCAAGAAAATATTCAAATGCAATCTGAATCTAATGCACAAGCAGCGCAGGCGGCAGCACAAGCTGAAATGCAAAAGAATCAAGCTATGACGCAATCAGAAATGCAGTTACAACAAAGTAAGTCCCAATTAGATATGCAGAAAATGGAAAGAGAGGCCCAACTTAAAAAAGAATTGATGCAATTGGAATTTGAAATGAATATGCAATTAAAACAAGCTGAAGTTGAAAACTTTAAACAAAGAGAAAGTGATAAAGAAGATCGTAAAGACGAAAGAACTAAAATTCAAGCAAGTCAACAAAGTGAATTGATTGAGCAAAGAAAAAAAGGAAATCCTCCTAAAAATTTCGAATCAGCCGGATTTGATAATTTAGAGGGGTTTGGTTTGGAACAATTTGAACCAAGGTAAATTTTATTAATTATATAATATTATATTATGGCAAAAACTGAAAAACAAGAAGATGTTATTCAAGAGGTAAAAACAGAAGAAACACCTGTACAAGCACCTGTCGAAGAACAAAAACAAGAAGAACCTAAAATCAAAGCTAGGATTTTAGAGGAAGGTGGAGATTTTAAATTTAAACCTAGGAAACTAAAACAAGAACAAAAAGAAAGTAAAATAGATGATTCTGAGGAAGAAAAAACCGATATAGAAGAGCCTGTTAAAGAAGACGAAAAAACCAAAGAAATTAAAAAAGAGGTTAAAGAAGATTTTGTTCTTGAAGAAATATCACAAGAAGAAGTTGAAAAAGCAAAAACTGAACAACAAAACTTTGTGATAGATGAAGTATCACCAGAACAACCAAAACAACCAGAAGTTGTTGTACCAGAAAATTTACAAGATTTAGTTAAATTTATGGAAGATACTGGTGGTGGTTTAGAAGAATATGTTAGGTTAAATGCCGACTATTCAAATATAAATGATGATGCTCTTTTAAAAGAGTATTATAAAAATACTAAGCCTCATTTAGATATAGAAGAAATTAACTTTTTAATTGAAGATAATTTCCAAGTCGATGAGGAATTTGATGAGCCAAGACAAATAAAAAAGAAAAAATTGGCTTTCAAAGAAGAAATTGTAAAAGCTCGAAAGCATCTTACTGGCCTAAAGGATCAGTATTACAAGGAAGTCAAGTTGGGTTCTAAGTTGACCAGCGAGCAGAAAGAAGCGATGGACTTTTACAATACATACAACCAAGAACAAGCTACTAATAGTGAAATTCAAAAAAGACAATCTGATCATTTTCAAAAATCTACTGATGGTCTTTTCAATGATAACTTCAAAGGTTTTGATTTTAATGTTGGAGAGAAAACTTATAGATATAATATAAACGATGTTCAAGATGTAAAAACTTACCAAAGCGACATAGTTAATTTCATAGGAGAGTTCCTAGATGAAAATAATATGATGAAAGACGCAGGGGGATATCACAAAGCTTTATATGCCGGTAAAAATATCGATAAAATTGTTAAACATTTTTACGATCAGGGGAAAGCAGATGCTATTAAAGAGACAACTATGAGTGCTAAAAACATTGATATGTCTCCAAGAACAGCTGCAAAACCTACTATTGATGCCGGTGGTAGAAAGTTTAGAGTATTAAGTGGTGATGATAGTTCTAGGTTGAAATTTAAAATAAATAAATAACAACTTAAAAACAATTAAAAATGGCTTTTAATACGTCTTTAGGCTTGGGTGGTAGTTATGATTTAACTAGTTCACCATCACAAGTCGTAAGCGCAAACACTTATTTTGATTTAGCTAACACAGCTAATCAAGGGTGGATGCAACAATACCTACCGGAATTGTACGAACAAGAAATCGAAAGATACGGAAATCGTACAATTGGTGGATTCCTTTCTATGGTGGGGGCAGAGATGCCTATGGAATCCGATCAAGTAGTGTGGTCTGAACAAAACAGATTACACCTTGCTTATAAACACAAAGCAGGTGGTAATGAAACTTGTTTAGCTGATGTTAGTGCAAACACAATAACGTTAGGTTCTGACTATACAAATTCTGTAAGAGTTGGTGCTACAATAATCGTAACTGATTCTGCAACTGGACTTCTTACAATGGTATGTAGAGTTTCAGCGTCTAATACAACAACAAGGGTTATTACAGCTCAGCCTTATGCAACTGCTGTAATGACATCTACTATTCCAACTGACCAAGGTGTAAATGTTTTTGTATTTGGTTCTGAATTTGCAAAAGGTTCTGCATCAATGGTTGGAGAACTTAATCCTACTTTTACTAAGTATGACAATAGACCAATTATTATCAAAGATCACTTTAAAATCTCTGGTTCTGATACTGCTCAAATTGGGTGGATTGAAACTGTAGATGAGTCTGGTGCTACTGGATATTCTTGGTATCTTAAAGCTGCTAGTGAAACTAGATTAAGATTCGAAGATTATGTTGAAACTTCTATGATTGAAATGGAAAAAGGTGTTCCTGGTTCCTCAACTGTAGATACTGACATGGGCATTGCTGCTGAAAACTTTGGTACAGAAGGTTTATTTTCTGCTATCGAAACAAGAGGTAATGTATTTGAGGATTTAGCTTCTTTAGCTGATTTCGATTTAGTACTTAAAAATCTTGACAAGCAAGGGGCAATTGAAGAAAACATGCTTTATGTAAATAGAGATTTAGCTCTTACAATCGATGATATGGTTGCAGGATTAAATTCTAATTATCAAGGTGGTGCTTCTTTTGGAGTATTCTCTAATAGTGCTGATATGGCGCTTAATTTAGGTTTCTCTGGATTTAGAAGAGGTTCTTATGACTTCTATAAGTCTGACTGGAAATACCTGAATGATGCTGCTGGTAGAGGTGGTTTTGGAGATATCTCTGGTGTTTTAATACCAGCTGGT